ATCATGTGGTGGAAAGCTGCTTGAGGTAACACTCGTGCTACCCTCCTTGAAATTATCTACGGTTATGTAGTTGGATGCAGCAGAAGACAAACCCGTAGGATACTTACCGGGTGGGTATCCACTTGCATTGTTTATCTTGAAATTGTTGAAGATGTTAAAAGGCTTGTTGAACAAAACATTGATGCTCAAAGGCTTTATCTCAATCTTGGGGTCTTGCGAACAGAAACTTTTAGTCTCCACGATGGCGAGATCATACTCTTCAGCACCGTAAAGCTGTTTCAACCAAAAGCCCTTCGAGTCTGGGTCATCGGTTACTGCGTACAGAGCCTGAATACCTGCTGTCGTAACGCCCACAGCCATGTCACGAAGCGGCTTGCACAGTACACTTTTGAATGTGGGAATATCAGAAACACTATCTCCGTCCCAGCTTTCTATCCCGTTTTCCGAGTCATCGTGCATATCCAGACTCACAAACTTCTTGGTGGCCATATCATAGACCACAGTTACCTGCTGCTGCGGGAGATTGGTCATCAAGTGGAACAGCGCATAACCATCGTGGATTATCGCACACTGGAAAGTGCCATCCTGTAGAACGTCCTTGAATATGTCAGAGATCGGACGAGAGAAAATGTCGTTTCTGGCCAAGGCTTCAGCCTGCTGCACCGCGTTGAAAGAGCGTATCCCGTGCTGGTCTATGAAGGCAAAGTCACCAAGCAAATCCACAAACGAGTTATGATTCACCGGCCCTGTGCTAAACAGGTACTTCTTGGTGAAAGTCGGCTCGCCAAAAATCGTGTTCGTTATGTCAGGCTTGACTGAATAGCTGGAGTTATTCGCACCGACAAAAAGCTCCTCCGTGTTTAGGGAACGCAAGCAGGTTATTGGATCGTTGCTTATCGTGTAGGCTACAGCCTCAACACCGCCTATGGCTTCCTTGTCGTGTATCTTACCGCCAGACTCGTTCAGCGGAATCATGAAATCCAGAGGACGCCCGCTAACACTATGATAGAGTTTCGTTCCGTCAACAGAGGCCACATACAACTTACCACCGTGATGTGCCATCTGCTTGCCTATCGGCACATACTCACGGAAACCAACAACACCTAGCTCATCATTCTCAACCCTATTGCCAGTTAACACGCCTACAAATGCAGTAGCACCGGCAACGGCATCAAAAGAAGTTGTAATTGAACCCCCACCAGCAAACTTAATCACAGAGCCAGCGTCAATATCCACAGGCAAAGCATCCACAGCGAAAGCCCACGTACCTGTAGCGTAACCGCTGCTGTTGTTTATCGTAACGTAAGAGTTCTGCCACTGGTCATAGCCCATCAACTGTCTGGCTGTAACCGTGGCGTCTGCTGCTATCTCGATCAAATTGGGTTGGTTAGTGCCATCCTGTACGACGATACCTGCGACTGTTGGGGGTATCCGCTTGGTGTAGTCTGATTGTGCGCCTACGTTAGGATTGTCTGCTGAAACAGACTTGGCTGCAAAGTTGTCGTAAGAGGGCGGAACTATTACTGTATGGACAAACTCTGCCGTGGTTGAAAGTCTTATCGTGCCTGTACCTGTGGTAACGCCGGTAGCATACGCTGCAGGTTTTACGTGTGTACTTGTGGTACTCCAGACTACCGAGAGAGCCTCTGCGTCTTTGGACTTCTTGAGACAGACGCCATCCACAAAGATAAAGAAGTACGGGTCTACAAAGATTATCCCCTGTACCTTTGGGTCTGTAGATGTGTAACCCCCAGGATTAGCTATCACAGGAAAGAACTGGTCAGTATCATACGCCTTCGACATTTTGACGGCCTCCAGCGCATCGTGCCGGTTTCTAACATTAAACGCCAGCCTGTAGGCATCTTCAGGAACCCGTGTGTCATCGACACCTAGATTCATTCCGCCACCAAAAGACCGTTGTATAAAATCCGCCATCAGAAAAGCCCCGTTGCTCTGGATGATTTCGTATACTTGTTAAGAAGGGACACACTAAGTTTGTCGTGCGGATGCTTGTCGAACCTGACCTTCTGCAACTGACCACGTTCGAGGTCTGCATTGCGCCTGCCCATACTCCGAGAGGCTTTCTTGTCGTACAGCATGGCCTCCTCGATCTTGCCCTGCTCCTCCATATAAAGCTGCATCACCTTGTTCACGATGATGTTATCGTAACCATCTGCCGGGAACTCGTCGCTGTCCTTGCTGAGGTAGGGAAGCTTCTCCTTATAGAGTACCTCCAGCGTATGCTCGTCGTCCGCTGCCGCGTCAGATTCCCATGGGTACTTGCTGACATCCACGATAAGATAGCGAGATTCCTTTTCGTTGTTGGGTATGACCGCAACCACGGTGTCGTCCGACTGTTTTATGCTGATGTCGTAGGTGCAGACATCCGACTTGATAATGGACTCTATCGAGGTAAACGTGGTAGAAAAGGCATTGCTGGTGCTACTCAAAGCAACATCCTCAAAAGCCTTTGTTATACCAGAAGCTGACCCGACAACAGTCAGAGTTATGGACGACATGGCAGCAGTAGCCACGGCTTTCATACCCGAAAAGCTGGTGGGAGTTACCTTGAACGGCTCGTAGCCCTTGATGCGCCACGTTCTGTCCTCCTGCGATATATTATTGCGGGAGTAGCGTTCTGTTAGGTTGGACAGGTTCCAAGGGTACTTGCTTTCCTTCTCCCGTATGGCCCGTACAGAACTTACGTTACTGGGGAGGGCTATAGTCTTGTTACCTTGGACGTAGAAGGAGTCCTCCACAAGACTCCCGACCATATCAGATTCCTCGTAGAGTTCCTGCGCCCCCTCGTTGAGATAGTCCAGCATAATGGAACGCTGGTGATTATCGTTCGGGTTAATCCCCAGCTTCTTCCCTGCTCTATCCAGTATGTATTCTACACTCATCTTGCTGTTACAGCACTTACTGAACCTTTGCTACGCGCCGTCACTGCGACCTTAGACCCCTTGGAGCGAGCGGTCTTCTCACTCACCGAGGCCTGCGTCCTTGCCGTTACTGCTGCCGTAGCCATTACCTGCGCCTTTCTAACTCATACTCAAGACTATTTATCGTCTTGAGTGCTTCCCTCGTAAACTCAGGAGCCGCTTGCGCCGCCGCTGGAAACTCTGGATGACTCATCAGCCTCCCGCTGTTTTCCAGCTTCACGCTTACGCACCCACTCATCAACAGAAGCATCAACAGCAGCATCTTTTTGGGAATGCCGCTGTTGCGCTTCTTGTTCTCTAAGCATATCAATCGCATTGCCGATTAAATCCGCAAGCGCGGGAAACGCTTTAAGAATCGCTGTTACCAGACTCAGCACCTGCGTCTGATTGAATGCCCTTGCGTAAGAAAACGGCCAACAACGAGGTAATGACAAGGTTAATCATCATACCAAGTTCCATATCACCGCTAAGGTACGCACCTACTGCTGCCAAGATTCCTCCCGCAGCCGTCATGTATGTCTTCTTGCCTTCAAGCATATCTATTTCTTTCTTCCCTTCGCTCCTTTTTGTTTCTTTTTATCCTCACGCTTCTTTGCCGCGTTCGCAGCCCTTATACCCGCTGGGGTATACGCAAAATGTTTTCCTGCTACCGTTGGCATATTATGTATTCCTTATTTGTTCACGTATCTTCAATACGATATAGACTAAAGTGGCCAGACTGATTCCAGCCTTCAGTAGTATGTCAATCTCAAGCATCCAGTTTCCAAGACCTGTAACAGACGCAAAGCCAACTTTTAAGTCATCTAAACTCATTCAGTCGTTTTACCTTCGTATTCTATATCAATAAAGGGCGTGTCGATTTCCAGATTTCCCGGCAACGACTTGCAACCAACCAACAAGGCAATCAACAAAATTCCCGTAGTAATTGCTAGTATATAGATAACATCTTTTGCTTCTTTACTCATTGTTACGCTTTTCATTTACAGGTTTCTTTGTTACACCCATGCACTTGTAGAGAGACGATACCTCTACCCGTAGCATTGCGACTTCTTTGGCGAGCTTGTTCGTTTCTTTGTCATGTCCATTCAATCTGTCAATCAGTTTGACAATTATCGTATAAAGTTCCTTGATTTCTCCCGATAAATTGCGGAGGACGTAGAAGACAATCTTG